CCTCCTTCCCAAACCCACTCTTTTCCTTCCATAATTCCAGACACAAATGCATCAGGAGCAGATGGATCAGCAACAATATCTGCAGCAGTTGCTAACATAAAATCTTCACCAACTACTTTACATCCATCACGATTTTCTTTTAAAGATCCAACACCACGAGACGAGACTCCGAGTGTTACACCTTCACCAATTAGTGACTTTGCAATCTTACCCATTGGTGTTTCTAAAAGTTGTGCCTTTCCTACAAAATTATTTCCCTCTCTACGAAGTTGTGTAATTTTATGTGATACACGATCTAAGTTTACAGTTGGACCTTCTGGATGTCCAAGTTCACCTAGTGCTCTTCCCTTTTGTACAAAAGATTCATTATAACGACTTACCTCACGAGAGAGGGTTTCGACTGGATACATTCTACCATTACGATTTTTGATATTTCCCTGTAAGAAAACACCTTCAATATACATTTTCTTTTTACCACCTTTTCCTTCGACGATAAATTTTACTTGTGATACTTCTTCGGTAATAAGTTTCATTTTTCTAATTGGTAAATCCTACTTTAGATCCTTTTATTGTATCGCTATCTGCAAATACACAATGTGCATATTTTTTTTCCAAAAACTCAACCGATGCTGCTGGCATCGTAAATGATCCGATTCCAGTTCCACTTTGTGTTTCTACAACACTAACCACATGTGCACTGGTATCAGTGTTCACAAGACGAACGACACGAGCCTCACTAAAACTTGTGGCAGCTCCTGTTGTTACTGGTAAAGTAATTTCTGCAGATAATACATGTGTGTTTAATGGCATTATTCTTCCTCAGCTATCTCTGGTTCAGATGTTACTTCAGATTCATCCTCAAGTTCACTATCAGCAAACATTGAACTAGCTATTGTGGGTCTTTGACCTTCAATTCTCTCTGCGGCTTTTGTAAATAAAACATCTTTTAATTTACTAGTTACCTCAGATGCAGCAGAATCTGTTGCTATCAAATCGATAATTTCTTCCATATTGTTAATATAACATTATACTTTATTTATATCTCAGCCTTTTTAGTATCTTTTTGCATCTCTGCATCAGTGATGCCACCATCAATTTCTGGTTCTGTTGGAATATCTCCCATCACACCGTTCTCACCATCAGGTAATGGTTCTCCAGTAATTGGATCAACTGCATTTGGATCAGGTATAATACCATCTTTTATTTCTTTTTCAATTTGCTCATCTATTTCAAGTATTTCCGCATCAGTTTGACGTAATACTTTTCTTCTTACATAATCGTTTGAATAATATTTACCAATATATGGTTCGATTGTTGCAAGAGTTCCAAGTCTTTCGTTTAACAATTCAGACTCTTTAAGTTCTGCAAACTGATTATCGTATATAAAATCGTATTGAATATGCTCACTTATTTTTTCCCAATCATCTGGGGTGACAATATTTTTTAATATTAACTGAGTCTTTAACATATCACTAAACATTGAAGAAAATCTTTTTCTTAAACGTCCTACAAATTTTGCAAATTTAAGTTCATCTCTCAATATTTCTGATGATCTTCCTAAATTAAATCCACCATCAGCTGCGATACGTGATTCAGGCACAGCTAATGCACGATATAATTTTTTCTGGAAGTATTCAATATCTGAAAGTTCTCCTAAGTTTTGTCCACCAGGTAAAGTTGTAATTTCAGTTCCTCTACCACCTTCTCTTCTTGGTAACCAGAAATCTTCCATCATTGACATGAATTTTCGGTCATCACGAACTTCACCAGTTTGGGCATTGTAAACTAATTTGTTCCGATATCTACTCATTACTTCTCTAAGATATTGTTCTGCCTTTATTTTTGGAAGATTACCAACATCAATATAAAATATCCTTCTCTCTGGAGCACGAGACATGCGATAGATGACTAATGAATCTTCTATCATTCTAAGTTGGTTAAGACCTTTTATAGCTTTATGAAGATATGAAAGAATATTTCCTTTATTACGATCTACTAAACCTGATGTACAGTAAACAATTGCATCTTTTGCAATTTTAACTCCTTTATTACTACCAGCTCCCGAAATCATTCCAGTGGGATACGCTTGTTTTGGGGTATAAACAAAATACTCATCTATTTCAGGACTTGCTACATCTGATTCATTTCTTGTATTTAATCTTGCATTTATTAAATCTTGATTAGATTTTTTCTTTTCTTTTCTAACATGTCTTATCTTAAGAGCATCAATGTATCTTAATTCTTGTATACCTTCTTGAGGATTTTTAAAATCTATTACTTTTAAGTAACATAATCGACCATCTACATACCAATTACGAAATATTTCATGAGCCTTACGATCAAAATCCATTATTTCTTTAATGGTTTTAAATTCAGTTCTTATTATTTTTTTTAACTTATCACTTGCATTTAAATTTGATAATTCTATTTCAACAGGTGAATCATATAGGTCACTTACAATTGCTTCATTAACAATATCTTCAATAGCCGCATCTGCCTCAGGATGCAGTGCCATTTCTCTATATCTTCTTATTAAATCAAACTCTGTACGATAAACACCCTCTAGATCAACATATGATCCATAAAAAGAACTGGCAATGTAGTTATCATTGCCGTCCTCATTATTTTGCGGAACTGGTGATACAATAGAAGGTGATTGTTTTTCGTTATCATCAATTGAAAAACCAAAAAGTTTTGCCATATTATAATTTTACTATTTTTATTATTTATCCAATATCTTCACCACCTGCTAATGGTGATGTGCCTTTGAATGCTTCCCAGTAATGTACTTGCATTTCTACTGTAAACTCTTCGATTGTATCAGTAGTGTCGTAACTAACATCTATCGATGAAATACTAGTTGGGAAAATATCCCAGAACTTGTAAGATCTGAGCATTGAACCATCACGATCAAGTTGATGTACAATCGCATCTTTTTGATAGTCTGTAGGATTAGTGATACCAGTGGCATCTTCTAATTTATTAATTGTGTTCATCCATTTTTCCATGGCAGATCGTATCGCAAAATCAACATCATTTATGACTGTGATTGTCCATGTCTCAAATGTTCTGTCACCTGCGACTTTTAAAATACGACCCCTGAACGGAATGTCAACTGGAGTGATTGTAGACGCAGGGAGTGCTGCTGTCTTTACCAGAAATCTAGATTTTTGAAGCACATCATTATCGATTGCAACTGCATCAGGAAATGCGAGTTCTACTTCAAATAGATTAGGTCTTGCACCACCACCTGTTAGTTTACTCTTAAAGTCACTAATTTTCCTTAGTGGTATGCTATTAATTTGTTTACGGGAGGGCATTTTCTAAACCTCTAAGTTAATTAAACGGAACCGATTACTTCATCAAATGAAACGCCAGTACGAGTGGCCACGAATGTAAGACCAATAAAGTTTATTGATCTTGCAGGTTTCACAAAGATGTCTGCTACAAATTCATTACTATCTATGATTGCAGCTGTGTTATTTGTCTCATCACAAATAACGACATAATCTTGAATACCTCTCTTTGCTTGAACATCACGTAAGAAAGGTTCAACAATATTTACAAAGTTTGATCTTGTAATTTCATCATTAAATTCGAACAACTGATCTTTTGCAGCTGCTGCTATTGCATTTTCTATAAAAATGAATAAACGACGTACGTTAATTCTATCAAATGCAGATCTTTTTGCAAATCCAGTTTTATCACCAAATAAAATTATACCTGATCCTGATGAGAATATTACTGGATTAATTCTATTTGAATAGAGTAAATCTCTTTGTAATTTTGTAGGATTGTAAGCTAATTTTACAGAATTTAAAATTGTTCCTCTTGCAGTTCCTGCTGGTGAGAACCATGGGAAATTATTAATGTCATTACGAGCACATAATCCTGCGATATCACCATTTAAAGGAACGTATCTAAATGTATTATTAAATCTATCATACATGTATTTGTAACCACTGTCAAACACTGCATAAGATGATGAACTAATAGGTCCATAATAATTAACAATGTTTTCAGTGATAGTGTCAACTGCTAATGGAGCACCTGGTGTATTCTCATTTGCATCATAAGATAGTAACCTATCTCTTGATGGTGATAAGAATGCGACTGCATCTTTTCTAAGTTCAGCTGTTGCTATTAGTTTTTCACCAAGAGCTCTTGTTTTATCTTGTCCACGATGTCCTGATCCTTGGATTAAGAAGTCAACATTAACTTCTGAATCATTTTCAAATAGTGAATATCCACCTATTATATCATCTAATCCAGGTTCTAGTGCACCTGATACAGTTATCGTGCTGATTCCACCATAACTTTTACCATTTTTAAGAATTAAATTTTGTCTTCCTGACGCATTGAAAACGATACCATCAGTATCTTGATCCCATCCTCCGTCTGGAAACTTATTAAAACTATCTTTAAATCCTGTGGTTGTTACACCAATAACAGCACCTGTTCCACCATAGATATATTCGGAATTATTGTAAAGATATTTTCTCCAGTATTGTGGTGATCCTGCAGAAAACTCAGCATCTTTTGCTTTTGATAAGTTAAGATGCTTTTCTAAAATCGTTCCTGCGTTTCCAGTTACTGTTCCTTTTGCATCTATAACAACGATATGAACTTCATCAAAACGACTACCTCTGGCAGATGCATATTCTGAGGTGCCTGGTGCATCTGCTGTCGTATTCCATTTGGTTTTTGTAACGGTTGTTGCTCCACCAACTGTTGCCGTTGTAACTTCATATTCTTGCTCATCAAACCATGTTAATGCTGATGTTACTGTTGTAAAGGCATATGGAGTAGTTTGAGTAGTAGAAACAATTCCTATGTTTACTCCTGCCTTAAATTTGTATATGTTATTGAAATCTTGTGCTGTTTCAGTTCCTGCAGAGGATACATGAGATAAAAATTTAACTGATATTTCATCATTTACACTATCTACATCAGTAACAATTCCTTTAAAGAACCCATCAAGGAGTTCAGTTGTCCCTGCACCCACTCCAGTTTTAGAGATAACAGTATTATTTGGAACTGCTTGTGTAATACCTGCACCAACCAAGATTGGAGATCCAGTTCCTCCAGGAGAAGATACGGATACCCCGTTTAAAATTTGATCTGCTAGTGAGTCAATAATCGCAACTCTTATATCTTCGTATTGAAGACCAGGATCTCTTGCAATTACAGTTTTTTCTGTTATCACGTTATCATTATAACCAAGATCTTCATAATCATTTGTACTTTTTATCTTTATCGAATCTCCAGTTCCGGAAAAAGCATTTTTTAAACCATCATCATCTGCACGAACAACACTTAAAACACCACCATAAGATAAGTATGATGATGCAGTCATCCACGATTCATACTGATTATCAGTATCATATGGTCTTCCAAATGTATCAACTAAATCTTTTTCACTTGATATTAGTGTTGGGTCACCTACTGGTCCTTTTTCAAAAGGTCCGACAATACCACCTATTTTTCCTGTGGTGGGATCAACGTTACCTATGGTAAGATCAACTTCTCTTATTAATATACCAGGAGATGCTAAATTGATGGGCATCTTAAAACTCCGACTCTCAGATTGCTAAAATTATTTATTAAAAACCCTTTTTACGTTGGGGAAACGATGCATGAACTACCAATCAGGATATTCCCATTCTTTTATTTTCTTTTTCTTTTTCTTAACACGTTCTATCGTACACTCTTTACACTCATAAGAATATGCAGAAGGTATCCTCCTATTTTTTCTTGTTAAATAAAAATCCTCTGTTAAACATTTTATCTGACCACATGATCTACATTTTCTTTCTGTAAAAAGTAAATGTTCTAGTTCTAATTGATCATCAAAGTTCATTCTTCAATATCAAAATACCATCTAATAGATCTAATATAATCAAATGTGTCTGACATATAAGTTCGATCATTTGAATCATATTTTTTGGCACACAAAAAATTTCTTAATTTTTCCATCGAGTCAAAAGTACCTTGATGTGTATGATTTGTGTCGTATAAATGATACTTCATTGATAATCCCACATGTAAGAACGATCACCATATTCATCTAAATGCCATCTATCTCCATCTCGATCAACAAAACTTTCCTCATCAAGTCCATCAGCAATAAAACCAAATGGTGCCATATCCTGTTCAATCTGATTTTTTTGTTCTTCATATATTCTTTTTCTTATATCATTATCAGTCATTTCTTTGAAATAATCTTGTGCAACTAACCATGCAAAAATAACCAAACACATTGCTAAATCATCATTACATCCCTCCTCTGCTTCAAAAGAATTATGTTTTTGAGCAAATGTTGTTAATTCAGATATAATTTCATAATCACAAGTTAATAATTTATTATCTTCAATCATCGTTTTTAAATTACTACATCCAAGTTTTTTAACTGCAGAAGTTGTTCTAACACCTAATTGTGTTTTTTTACCACTGAATCCTTGTCCTACTACTTGTCCTGCACGACCTCTCATAGATGCCATTAGTAAATTTTCATATTCAAGGTCATATTGTAGAATACTAGCAACTTGATCACCAATGTCGTTTACCTCAACTAATAAGTACGCATTATTATAACCCTTTGCAACATCTAAAATCACATTCGGAAATAACATAGGTTTGACTTCATTATTTCGATACTTTGCCACCACTTTATATGGAAACTGTGTCACATCAAAAACTATAAATGCAGAATAATCATTTCCAAGACCACGAGCCACATCAACAGTTATTATATAATTATGATCCTTAATTGGATTTTCATAGATATCTAGTCCTGCATTTTTTTGAATCGGAGAATCATATACCATATTTCTCAATACGGCAGGATTTATAAGTGTATTTACAGATCCTAAAAATTCACATTCAAACTCAACTTTAAATTGTTGTTCTGATGTATTAGCAATTGTTTGTTCTTTCCAAACTTCATCACGACCAGGCACTTCAGACCAATGAACATCAGTTGGCACATATTCATTTTTTCCTCGTTCAGAATCATGCCACATACGGTAGAAATGATTCATACCACGAGGAGTTGAAACTATAATCACCTTTGTATTTGTACCTGATGAAATTGTAGGATATACTGATGCGAAAAAATCATCTGCGACATGGTTTGGAACGAAAGCAAATTCATCCAAGAATAATATGTTAAATGACATACCACGAACAGCAGATGCAGATGTAGATGCTGCTAATATTTTTGATCCATTCTCTAATTCTAATGAACCTTTATTCCATGCAATGATTCCCTGTTGCATCCATCTTGGTAAATTCTCATATGCAGTTTGCAATCTTCCAAGAAGATCCATAGCAATTTTTGCTTTGTTTGCAAGAATACCTATATTAACGTTATCATTGAATACCGCATAGTGTAAAAGATAAGATACCACAGTAGTAG